TGCCGAATTGGATGATGGAGTTATCAAAGCAGGTTTCAAGTTTGAAACAAAAGACTGGAGCATGGAAATCACAATGGATGACATTGAAATGCTCTCTGATCCTGAAGACACTTCGGTTGACCGATGCCTTATCAGGATTTTGGCAAAACAGTGGCCTGCCCGACCCAACATTATTGAACATTTTGCTGGGGAAGATTCCATCAAGACCGTTTGCTTTTCGGCAGGATATACCCCTCAGGCAGTTCTTGTTTGGAAAACAAAGGCTGTTGCGTTGAAACTTTTCCACACTCCGTTCTTCAAGATTGATCTTGATTATGATGACCCTGATGATGATAGGGTCAGAAAAGACAGCATTGGCTATTCATGGACCACTATGAGTGGCGATTGCGGATCTATTCTTGTTGGAATGGAGGGAAGGGGCGTTTCGGCGAAGATCTTTGGGATGCACTATGCCGGAAACGGCGTGAAAGGTCAGTCTGCTCCCATTTCCAAGGAGTGGATTGTCGGGTGTATCAGGGGCACATCCGCTGAACCCCAATTGGAGGGGGTGACGGTTCCTGTGCTCCCAAAACACAAGTTGGATTTCACCCCCAATTCAGGGGTAGATGTTGTGACGCGTCATTGCGAGCTCCCGTCAAGGGTGTTCGTCAAGAATGATATCGTCCAGTTTGCACCGAATGGGGTTGAGACACTTCCAAAAACTCCTTTGACGGGACCTAGTAACACTGACCCTCGACTGTTCACAAAGAACAGGGCTTCGTTTACTGTTCCCGTTCTCGATTGTCCGGAGTTCACTCCGGAGAGAGTCTCCGCTATCGTTGATGATATCGTTCAAATGATTGAAGTAGCTGACACTTCAGAAATGGAGTGTAGAGTTCTCAGCTTTGCCGATGTCATGAATGGAAACGATATGTTCGAAATTGATGCTCTTGATTGTAACACTTCTCCTGGGTACCCGTGCACGTCTTATGATCTGACAAGGAAAGATTTCTTTGTTTCGTCATCGGATGGGCGCAGGGTCCCTCGTGAACATTTTCAAGACTTGATGGAAAACATTGCCCACATGGAGTCTCTTGCTCTAGCTGGCTACCCTTTACCTGTTATTTGGCAAATTTTCCATAAAGGCGAACGCCTTAAGATTCAGAAGATTGCCGACGGCAAGGTCAGGGATGTCAACGCTGCCCC